TACCAAGTTTGGCTCTCGTGATATCTTGACCTAATTTAGATTTGGGATCGGCTGCATAAGTGATGGTATTAGGTCTAAAAGTAATATATGATTTTCCTTTGATTGTTTTATTGACCTTATCGCCAGTGAACATCAGGTCACCCTGTAATACTCCCTTGATTTTGGCATTCTTGAGAAAGGTTAAAGCATCAGATAGTTTGTTTGCCAAGACTCCGTCATACATTGACTGAATGTCGGATTGTGTCTTACAGATTTTAGGAGCAGTAACTGCAAATACAGATTTGGTGCCTACAAAAAATTGACCATCAGCAGGATCTGTCCCACATACGATTGCAGGTGCTCCATCCCATTTAGTAGTTACCAATGGAGAAGGACCACCATTACCCGAAAGAAGATTACCCATCTCCTTTAGGATCCTGATGGCCTGTTTGCCTCCATTGACTCCATTGTTAATAATTTCATCTTCTAAGTGTTCAAGGTGAAGATTCTTACCTGATGCCATAACATCAACCTCCGTCTACTTGACATCCAATCAAACTACCAGCTACGATTCCGATTGGAACACCAATCCATCTTCCATCACCACGGGATACAGCAGCACCAGCACCACCACCTAAGATGCCACCGAGAACTGCACCCTCAACACATGAGTTATTATCATAATGATTACTATGATGATGTTGAATCACAGGTCTATGAAGTCTTCTGTTGCAAGGAATTCTCCTTACATCCTTCCATCTTCTTACATATCCTCTTCTATGTCTGTTTCCGGGGACATATTCTTCCCTCCAAACTTCTTTATAACAGGCTCTACCCCGGACACCATGACCGGCAAGTGCCTCAGCAGGTAGAAGTAGAAGTGAAATCAGTAGTAGACCTGTGAGTTTTTTCATAGTTGATACCATCCTTTACCAGTATAGACGTTGAGCACGTCTTGGAAGTACTTCTCATATTTAGGAGCAATCTTCTCCAGTGAGAACTGCTCCCCGTGCTTCCTACACACTATAGGATCAATCTCGTCAATTGTCAAGGCCGCATTTACAAAATCACCAAAAGTCCGACAACGATACCCGGTCACACCATGAGGATTGTTTTCAGCAAAGGCCCCCCAGTCTGTTGAAATTACGGGTGTTCCTGATAGTAAAGACTCAACCATCACACCAGCAAAAGGCTCCATGTATGTTGAAGGAACAAAGGTTGCCTTGGCACGAGACATCAGTTTCTTTCTTTCTTCAATACCGACATAACCAACAAACTCAACATGATCGGGAAATTTCATGTTGTCCGGGTTTTGTCCGGCAACAACAAGTTTAGCTCCAATTTGTTGAGTTGCCTCGATGGCTATGTTGACACCTTTTCCTGAATAGACTCTACCCAAGAACAAGAAGTAATCATCTTTTTCTTGTGAGAACTCAAAATCATTCAAGTCAAAATAATTTGGAATGACAGTATCATACCACTCTGGATTACAACGAGCAACCTTTGGCATACCATGATAGGCATGAAGAATTGCATAACTCTCAAAGATTTTCCATCTTGCCCAAATCCCGTGTGCATAACCGATACCCGGTTCAACAACAATCATATCCTTATCATGGGCATCACACACAGGTTTTACGCCATGTCCCCAAAATGGTAATAGAAAGTCATGTTTTCTCTTTCTCTTACCAATCTCACGGATTGCATTCATATAGAATGTCTTGTAAGCATGATCATTTAAGTCATATCTGAAGAATTCATTTCTCCAGTCATATGAACCATAGGCAATCTTCAGGTCTTCGTTGGTTGTAACGGTGACATGTTCGGAACAGATTAGATTACTATCTTCGTGTCCATAGTGAATCACCTCATGACCACGTTCGGTCATCATCTTACCAAATTTCAGGGCCTTTTGAGTAAAGGCACAAGCCACATATTCAGTGCTTGTAACCGTATGTGGGACACCTAGGATATGAAATCTCATGAGAACACTCCATAATAACAACGACCATGACATCCGTCCTGATTAAGTTGTGCCGTTCCCCCTTTACCACCACACCATTCATTGAGTTTGTCTTCCTTGAGTTCTTGTGGATGACCTTCATGGGCAGGGATGTCAATCCATTCAAAGATTCTCAATACAGGTGCAGCTGCTCTTGCATTCTTGATAATCTTTTCTGGATCCTCTGTATGTTGTAGACAGTTGTAGATCCAAACCTCATCAAATCCAGTCTCGGTGATATTTTCACCTGTTTTGACTTCAACATCGATATTCATCTCTGCATATCGTGCCTTAGTCCACTCTGGATATTCGATCGGGTCAACGACAAGACCATTCTTTAATCCATGACACTTGAGTAACATTGACGTTGGTCCACCACCAATATCAAGAACTGAGATATTTGGTAGAACAAAACTAAAGTATTGTCTCTTGAGTTCCATCAAGCTACCATACACATAGTGTTTCATATCTTCGTGATATGTGTTGCAACAGTTCCCCCAGAAGGAACGTTCAAAGTGATAAATGTCGGTCATAGGTCATCTTCTTGGCGATTTTCGCTATAAAATGAATCAAATTGACCACCTGGATACCTCTTCTCCAGTTTCTCGACATTCATTGCAATAATTTCATCCAATGAGATATCAAGAGCAAGAAGACACTGCATAACATACCACATCACATCACCAAGTTCACGTTTGATGTGATAGATGGTTTCATCATCCCACTTTTTACCTTGGAAGATTAGTTTCTTCACGATTTCCATAATTTCTCCACCTTCACTGTTGATACCTACAGCTCCGGTGAGTAGACGTTCGATGTTAGCACCCTTCTCGTCAAGAGATACAACACGATCACTAAAAGCAATAAAGTCTTTAGATTCATCACTGGTTACGGCATCTACGAATTGGCGATATTTTTTGAGATCAATCTTTTTAGTCATTAGAAAGTAAAGTCAGCGAATGATTTAGTGGGTTTGAATTTAGACTCCTCGTCATCATACTTGAAGTCTGGTTCCTTGTCAAGAATATCATCTTGAGCAGTTTGTTCTACATCAAAGAGTTTCATCTTTGCTCGGTCGATACCAACAACAAACTTACGATTTGTAGTCGGGTCATTGTATCGATTCTTCAGTTGTTTGACCATAATTTGACCCATACCCTCTAAATCATCATTAGAGATAAGGGCAAACATAAAGTCAGCAGTGGCAGGTAATCCAAAAGATTCAGATGTGTCAGTTAACCCAACATCATTGTTTGAGAATCCAGAACGTGTGGTCTGTGTAGCACTAATTACAGGCACATTGTATTTAACAGCCAACCCACGGAGCTCTTCTGCAATACTCTTCACAACGGTGTAAGAGTTAACATTCGAACCGGCACGATATCGACTGGAGGCACATATATTCAAATAGTCAATAAAGATAATGTCAGGGTGGAAGTTCTTCTTGATAGAAAGTTCTTTCAGCAATGCCTCAAAGTGTCCAGAATGGGCTGAGGCGGTTGGATATTCTTTAATGAACAATTGACCCTGTGTTTTCTTTTGTAGACTCTGAACCTTCGTCTCGAACATTGGACGAGGTATATCTGTTATGTCTTGGATGTTGGTGTTGAGTAGATTAGCGTCAATCCTTTCAGCAATTCTTTCCTCTGCCATTTCAAGTGTGATGTATAAAACGTTTTTGCCTTGAAGTAAGACGGAGCTAGCAAATGAGCACATGAAAAGAGACTTTCCGACACCAGTACCAGCAAGAGCGATGTTGAGAGTCTTGTTAGGCACGCCACCTTTCGTAACTTTATCAAAGTAATCGAGGCCAAATGATATCCTTTCTTCTTTAAGGTGGTAAAAGTCATAACGTTTGTTGTAATCTTCTAGGTAATCATGTCCTACGTGAGGGTCAAACGATACTGCAAGAGCCTCAGATAGGAGAGATGGAATAGAATCAGTTCCTTTCTCTTTATCCCTCCCATCGTATATAGATATAGAATCCATCAATGCAAGATAGACTGCTCGTTCCTTACACCACTTCTCCGTAGAATCAATTAGGAACTCTGTTGATGCAAGATTTTCTGGTTCAATTATCGAATTGAAAAGTTCCTCAATCTCTCGATACTCATCTTGATTAAGTCCCGTGAGATCTTCAATTTTGATTTCGAGTTCTGACTTGGTGGGACAGGTATTGTATATTGAAAAGTGTTCTTTGCTGAGTTCAAATAAAGAACGTGATGTGGACGTTTCAAAGTATACGTCCTTAAGGTATGGAAGAACTTTCCTGGTGTAAGTTTCATCATGAATTAAACCTTTGAGAATCGATATTTCAAGTGTGGATAACATTCAGTAGTCTCAGATGTCAGGTATTATACTAG